TTACCTTTCATTGGACGTAACGCACGGCCAAATTGTTGAGCAAATAACGAGAATGATTGTGTGGGACGCGCCATACTTACAACCTCAATGGCTGGCAAGTCAAAGCCCTCACCGAATAAGTCCACGTTGACTAATTGCAATAGCTCTCGGTTGCGGAAGCGTCTTAATATATTGGCGCGTAAATTATCAGGTGTCTTAGCACTCACCACCTCAGCAGGGATGCCCGCCTTCTTAAATGCGCCAGCGATCTCACCAGCCGCTTCAACGTCCACAGCAAAGGTTACGCCTAACTTACCATTAGCGATGCGGGTGTAATGCTGCACCACGTCACCAACGATGTGAGACTTATGGACCGCTTCGGATAGCTTAGGCGGTGAGAAGTCACCACTGGCTGAGATGGGTACGTTACGAAGGTCTAGGTCTGAAGGCGGTGCAAATATACGATAGTCTGTCAGCCAGCCATCGTCTATCAACTGACGCATTGATGGCCCGACGACCATTGAGTCCATCACACCATCAGCATGACGTCCCAGCCCATTACCATCAGCGCGACATGGCGTGGCTGTCACACCCAAGCCCCTAGCATTGCGGAACATGGCTTGCGCCTTGCCCCATTTATTCTTACTTAATAAGTGATGCGCTTCATCCTGCACCACTAGGTTGACTGCATTAAACCATGGCTCAAAGTCCATACGGATAAGCGTGTCCACCCCTGCGACTGCAACACGGTTCATCGGGTCAACATAGTTACGGTTAAGCTCCATCAAGTGCAATTGCGTACAGGCTGAGGCAAGGGCTTTCGGACCAATGACGCGGTGACGTACTTCATTGCGAGCAAGGGCTAAACTAATCTGTGTGACAATCTCTTGTCTGTGAGCGATGGCAACGCAAGCGCCAGGTGTATTAGCGATGATGTCACTAAAGAGTACAGTCTTACCCGCACCCGTTGGCATTACCGCTAATACATTCTTAGCACCTGCGACCCATTGGTCATAGATAGCTTGTCTAAGGTCAGATTGAAAAGGGCGAAGCTGGATCATTTGTTAGGCGTGTCCAATTTTTTAACTGGTTTAGCCAATAAATACTTGTCACCGAGAAGTGCTTTAGCCGCAGCCAGCTTTTGTGCGTGACCTTTAGATTGCTTAGGGGCTTGCATACCATATAAGGTGTCGATTAACATTTCGCTACTCCTTAAAATAAATTAAAAAAGATATTGACGTGTTGGTTATTATCCATTAATCTGAACCCGTGTCAAACAATTTTTTAACTTTTTAAGGAAAATATTATGGCGATCAACATTACCATAAGCGACTTAGATCAGATGCCCAGCGCGGGTATCCGTAAGGTTGCAGGACTTATTAATATTATAGCTGATTATCACGCTCGACTTGAGCAAGAGAATCAACCTATCCCCGCACAATTCGCATCAGGTGTGACTACCACACCAGCAACTAGCGACGAGATCCCTACATTAGCGACTAGCCCTGCTGAAGCATTTGCACCGCCAGTCAACATTGAGGATGATTACGAAGCTCATGCGCCAGCAGCGTTTGCTATCCCAGCACCACCACCTACTAAAACTGCATCAGGTATTGATGTGGACTCTGAAGGTTTACCTTGGGATGGCCGTATCCACGCATCTAGTCGTACACAAACACAAGATGGCCGTTGGAAGCTACGTCGCAATGTAGATGTAGAAGTAGTGACTGCGGTTAAGCGTGAGCTTCAAATCACGATGGGTATTACACCTAGTTACTCAGCACCATTGCCACAATTGACGCCGACTCCTCCTGTGAATGAGGTACCTGCGCCCCCTTTTGTCGACAATGTGGTGCCAATTGCGCCCCCAGTGATTACTACACCCGAAGTGGTGTCGGCTGGTGTTGCCGAGACTGCATCCCCTATTGAGCCATCTAGCAGTCAGATGACTTTCCCTAACTTTATGCAAGCCGTTACGTCATTAGTTGCTGCTAAAACTTTGACTGGCGCGAAAATTCAAGAGGCGGTAGTTGCTGCTGGACTACCATCATTACCAATGTTGGCTTCACGTCCTGATCTAATTCCAGCCGTGGCCACTTCTTTAGGGATTACACTATAATGGAACACGCATTGTTACCACCAAGCTCGGCAGCTCGCGTCATACAATGCCCAGCTTCTTTATTCATGTGTAGTCAATTCCCTGAGACTGACGACAATCCTAAAGCACTTGAAGGTACACAAGCGCATGAGGTTATTTTGGCTGACATGCAAGGCCAAGATGTCCCATCGTTTGCAACTGAAGAAATGCTTGAAGGCGCCGAGATGTGGCGTGATACTTTACGTCCAATGATGGAAAGCTCAGGCGCATTGATCCACCTTGAAGAACGTGTCGATTGTTTTGAAATTCATCCTGATAACTGGGGTACGCCTGACGCTTGGGCTTATGACGAGATGACGGCCACGCTTCATGTGTGGGATTACAAGTTTGGCCATCGTCACGTTGAGGCGTTTGAAAACTGGCAGTTGATTAATTACGCCGCGGGTATTTGGACATCAGGCGGATATAACATCAGTAAGTTTGAATTGACTATTGTACAACCTAGGTCATATCACGCAGATGGCCCAGTACGTTCATGGTCAGTTGATCGTGTGCAGATGGAAGGTTATATCTCACGCCTTAAATCAGCGTGGGAGGCATCATTGCTACCTGAGCCTCCAACACACACAGGTAAGAATTGCCGAGATTGCTCAGCGCGTCATGCTTGCCCTACATTGCAAGAAGGCGCTTTGATTGCGGTTGAAATGTCAGGTCAGAATGTACCTTTTGATTTGAATGAGAACGCAATTGGTCGTGAGTTACATTTGCTTAAATCAGCACAGGAATTGCTCGAATACCGTATTGAAGGTCTTGAGAGTGAAGTCTTGGGTCGCATTAAGCAAGGTAAGTCAATCCGAGGCTGGATGACTAAGCAAGGTGAAGGTCGTGAGAAGTGGAATAAGCCAATTGATGAAGTGCTGGCTTTGGGCGAGATGATGGGTATCGACATCAAGAAGCCTACTGCAATCACCCCTAAACAAGCAATTAAGGCGGGTCTACCTGCCGAGTTAGTACGAACATATACCGAAGTGCCAATTGGTGAAATTAAACTCGTCCCTGACGATGGCACTGCGGCAAGAGCAGCTTTTCATAAATAGTTAAGGAGTAATACCATGTCACAAAACTTTACAACACCAGTTGGCCGCCTATTGATGGGTAGCCTTTATAATCCACAAACAACCGATATGGAAGGTAATCCGTTAGTGATCCGTTCAGGTCCTAACGCTGGCCAACCTAAGGTTCAATACTTCTTTGCAGTTGGTATCCCTAAAGGCGCTGAGACTCATTGGTCACAAACACCTTGGGGTCAGCTAATTTGGAAGCAAGGTCACGACTCATTCCCAGCAGGTCAAGCTGATTCACCGAGCTTTGCTTGGAAGGTTGTGGATGGCGATTCACAAGTGCCTAACCGTGTCGGTAAAAAGCCATGTGATCGTGAAGGCTACAAAGGTCATTGGGTCATTAGCTTCACCAGCGGATTTGCATCTAAGATTTACAATAAAGATGGCACACAAGCGATTGTAGAGCCTGACGCAGTTAAGCTAGGTTACTTTGTGCAAGTCAATGCTGACGTAGATGGCAACGGTAGCAATACTCAGCCTGGCGTATTTATCAATCACCGCATGGTTGCATTGAGTGGCTATGGTGAGGAAATTAGCATTGGACCTGATCCAGTATCGGCAGGTTTTGGTACAGCTCCACTACCAGCAGGTGTGTTAGCCACACCACCAGCAGGGTTTGCACCAGTAAGCCCAGCGCCAGCTAATCCAGTGGCTATGCCAGCTAACCCTGTTGCAATGCCAGCTCCAGCACAACCTGCGATGGCACCTATCCCAGCTAATCCAGCTTTCCTAGCTGTACCACCTGCACCAGCAGCGCCAGTACGTCAGATGACTGCTGCGGCTCAAGGTGCAACGTATGAAGCGATGATTGCTGCTGGTTGGACTGACGAGTTGCTAATTCAACACGGCATGATGGTGGCTTAAATGACTACGATGGCTGAGTTATTAGAGCCACTATTATCGGGTGACGTGAACGCACATTCAGAAGTGCTGATCGTCACCCCTTACGGTGAGAAGTACAAAGCTCGCCGATTTTATGTGGCAGATAAAGACACGATACATTTAGTCTGTGAAATGCCTGACGATGAAATATATGACGCTCGTGGTCAAGTTGGATCTAGCAGTATTGAGGTAGATGAATGAAACGTTACGCGCTAGATACGGAGTGCTACATTGACTACTTTCTAGTCGCGTGGCGTGATATGGACACAGGGGCGACCTTCTATCAAGAGATGTTTGAAGGTCAGCCCATGGTTCCAGCATTACCTACCGATGGGACATTGGTTACTTTTAATGGCAACAACTACGACATGCCGATATTGGCAATGGCTTTGCAGGGGGCATCTTGCGCCCAGCTTAAAGAAGCCTCTGACGCCATCATTGTCGGCGGCTTAAAGTCATGGCAGGTGCGTGACAAGTTTGGCGGTGTTGACACGTCTCACGTCGATCACATAGATTTGATTGAGGTTGCACCAGGTGAGGTTGGTTTGAAGTTATACGGTGGCCGCTTAAACTCTAAGCGTCTACGTGACTTACCGATTGAACCAAGTGCGAGCATCAGTGTGGCTGACCGCAAGGTGTTGGTTGAATACTGCTGCAACGACCTTGAGACAACCATTGATTTGTATAAAGAGCTAGAGCCTCAGATTAAATTGCGTGAAAGCATGTCTGAGGAGTTCGGCATTGATTTAAGGTCTAAGTCGGATGCTCAGATTGCTGAGGCTGTGATTCGTTCCGAGGTGGAAAAGAAGCTACAGAAGCGCGTTTATCGCCCTGAGATACATCCATCTTATACGTTCAAATATGTACCACCTGACTATATTAAGTTTGCGTCAGATGGCATGAAACAAGCGTTGCAATTGATTGAGGATGCTACCTTTACGCTTAATGATAAAGGGTCAGTTGAGTTGCCTCGTATCCTAGAGTCGATGCGTTTACGTATTGGTAACGGTGTCTATCGCATGGGCATCGGCGGCTTGCATAGTAGTGAGTCCTGTGTCGCTCACAGATCAAACTTTAATTATCAGCTTATTGACCGTGACGTGGTGAGTTACTACCCGAATATCATCCTGACCCAAGGGCTTTATCCTGCACACATGGGGCTTGAGTTCCTAGAGGTCTACCGTTCGCTGGTGGAGCGTCGTATCACTGCCAAGCGTGAAGGCAATAAGGTGATGGCTGACGCGCTTAAGATTTGCGTCAATGGCTCGTTTGGTAAGCTTGGTAGCAAGTGGTCCGTGCTGTATTCACCTGACTTATTGATACAAGTAACGTTGACTGGCCAGTTGGCATTATTGATGCTGATTGAGTCATTGGAGGAAGCTGGCATTGAGGTCGTGAGTGCCAATACCGATGGTGTGGTTAGCAAGTGTCCTACATCTAAGCTGAACACGCTGAACGACATTGTAATGGCGTGGGAGTTTGTATCAGGGCTTGAGACTGAGGAAACTAGATATGATGCTTTATACAGTCGAGACGTAAACAACTACCTTGCTATTAAGCCTGACGGTTACATTAAGACCAAGGGGACGTATGCGACTACTGGGATTGCTAAGAACCCGAATAGCACTATTTGTGTGGATGCTGTCGTTGAGTATCTAACTAATGGTGTACCGATTGAGCAGTCAATCACGAATTGTTTAGACGTCCGTAAATTTCTTACGGTACGACAAGTTAAGGGAGGGGCTGAATATGACGGTCAATATTTGGGTAAGGCGGTACGTTGGTATTATGCTGCTGGCGAGACTCGTTTCATTTCGTACAAAAATAATGGCAACAAGGTTGCTCGCAGCGACGGGGCTAGGCCTTTGATGGAGTTACCTGAGTCACTACCTAGTGACATTGATTACCCTTGGTACATTGCTGAAGCCAAGGACATTTTAGCTGACGTGGGGGTATGATGGATAAACCTAAGGAAGTGCCTATCGCTATCGTTGCGATGGAAGATGGTCGTATTATTTTAGAGTTGCCAAGTGGTGGCTATGAGATTAATGAGCTTGAACGAATTATTGCTAATGCTAAGTTGGCAATGGCTGACACTAGAGGAATGATGTTAAATTAAATGGCACAAGTCTATCAAACTGACAATATGGAGGCGGGTATCCGCACAATGGTTGAGCGTAATGACCGATGTGTGTTGTATCTTAATTATGAGAACCCTAGGCCGATTAGACTTAGAGGTAATGACCTTAAAGATATTCGCGGTGCGGTATGTAAAGCTTCTCAACCAATGGCTAAACTCCAGCTACAAAGTTGGGTGCAGCAACGAGGGTTGCTTTATTACTCACCAGCGAGGAGGGTCAATCTATTGCCTGAATGTGACGCTATGTTCTTTGTGGAGTCCCCACATATCTACGCACGGTATGCTGAGCTAGTCAAAAAGGTTAAGCGTGAGATCGTGATCTACCGCCCGCCTACTTGGGCACTGCACGAGGAGTTGATTGAGCAACGCTATCCTACGTCCTATTTAAACTTGACGATGCTATTGGCAGTCGAGGGGTTTGTGCAGCGTGAGCTGTGTGACATCCACAAAGCAGCGTTAAACTACTCAGGATTTGACCCTGAGGGCGCTTGCGTATTTGAGGCTGGGGACATTATGGAAGTGACTGGGGCTAAGCTACCTCAAGTCAATAAATTATTCCGAGAATACGGCTTCAGGAGTAAGTTCCTCCGCTACGATGTGATTGCACCGATGGCCGAACCTGATAACCCTTACTTGATGGAAATGTACCGCGAGATTGAAGCGTTGCCTGACGTTTACAATGGCTACCGTATGATCCCGTTTATGCGATTACCAGGTGAATACTTTAATAAAATGAATATACTGACTCAATTGTACCGCGAAGGATCTATTAGAAAATTGCCGTCTATCTACGTACTAGAGGCTGGGTATCGTGCGAGAGAACGGCACGTCGATGATGCTATTACAGTGGCTAATCGTGCTCAGTGGTTTAAGATGCGTAACCTCGTGGACAACGCACCTATATACCCGATTCCACATGAACAACTTGCTCACCTTGCTCAAATTCGATCTGAGAAACACGCACACTCTTTATTCTTGGCGCGGTTGTTTGATAAATCTGATTCAGCTCAGCGAGAATAGAGCTTTGCCCATCGTTACGAACAGTGTCATTCCCCGAACCCTTAAGTGCAATAGCGGCTTTGAGTTTGACCTCGGCCATAGCAGCACTGTTGAAGCCCATCATGGCCATGTCGTGGATGACGTTAAGTGCGTCGAGTTTATAGTCTCGCGTCAGCAGCTCAAGCTGGTCCTCAAACTGCTCTCGGCTCATTTTGGCATATTCGGGGTCAAGTTTGACCTTAGCGATGGCGGCCACAAAACCTTGCATTTCCTCTGAAGCGCGGATATAGCTATCCACCTCGCGGGCAGTGCAATTGAGATACGCGGCTGCTAGGAATAAGTCACCTTTACCAAACGTGAGCGCGTCACGAATGGTTTGCTCGGTGACTAATCCATCCATTAGAGCACTACGGGTCATTTTTTACTGCCACTTACTCGACCTAACGCCATCATTTGAGCCTGAGCTTCTTTTTTAGCACGGGCTAAACGCTCTTTATCAGCTTCAATCTCTCTAGCGCGTTGAAGGGTACGCAAGTCATCTTGTGCTTGCCATTTTTTATCTTCGGCATCACGCATTGCCGATAAGCTAACTCTTGCCATTTTAAAACTCCAATCCTTTAGCGTAGCCCATGCGATGAAGCTCAGGTAGTTGACGTTTCATACGACCAGCCCCGATGTCAGGACGGTAGAATGGACTATTAGGTATCTTGACCTTTTTAACCGCACTGTAAGCATTGCGGCGAGCACCAGTGATTGTCTCACCAGTACCAGTGACCACCATCGTATAGTCACCACAGGTCACTAGGCCAGGTAAGTCTACTACTTTGTCACCAACCATACGTGGCGATGTACCGAGCATTACCTCTGATAGATGGATACGTTCTTCATCATCGGCACCGCGGATAGGAATACCGCAAAGCTCTTTATTTGTGATTTTCGAGTATGGAAAGTCAGGTAGCGCGATAACCACACTGACACAGACTTCACCATTAATCGCTTCGATTGTGTCCTCACCATTAAGCAAGTCTAATTGCCATTGGATAGGATCAGCGTTTTTAATATGAGCAGTCACATTGTGTTTTGATGGCCAGCCGTCACGCATTGTAAATTCCATTGGCCAAGGGCCATCGGCATCAATAATGCAGTTATTGTCGATGTAGCCCACATAACCTAGGCGCTCTAGGATAGGTGTCATCGGTAGCAATACTTGCTCGGCAAGCTTACTGCGTTTCACCATGCGAGATAAAGTACCCATCTCACCAGTGTTCACGCCTAAGTCATCAGCCATGAGTTTTTTGTATTCCCAATTCTCATAGAACCATTGTGACCAACCGCCTGGCCCGAACCAACCGCCCACGGCCATCTCAATACCGTACTTGCGCTCTTGCAAGATGAAGCCTTCAGCTTTAGCAGCTTTACGTAAGGCTTCGTTGCCTTTCCAGCGGTTAAGCATGTACACCAAGTCAGCAGGATCAGAAGCCACGTAAGACAATGCTTTGTTAGCATCACCTGAAGGCTTAGACACGAGGAATTGTGGGTTTTTCTTAACGAAAGCAATCGCGGCATCGTAGTCATTAAAAGCCTTAGACTCCATGATATTGATACCGACTTCTTTCATCGCCTTTTGACCAGCGTCTCGGTCAAGCTCAAGTGCAGCGGCTTCAACAGAAGGGGCTAAGATTGGGTACCCTTTAAGACGATAAGGCTCCATGAATTGCAAGTAGTAAACGTTATCAGGTAGATAGATTAGGTCAGCCCAGTCCATCCACTTCTTAGGGATTTCGTTCCAGTCGTCAATCTTTTCAATCATTCCCATACCAGCTAGTCGTGGTGTACCATCAGGGCGAGCTTTATCGAACCATTTAACTTGCCATCCAGCGTTCTTAGCGCGGAGGGCCATGTCTAGGCAGTTGGAAGCGTTATCAATAATTAGTAGTCGTTTACTCATGGTCTTAGCTCTATCTTGGTACTTGTTGTTGAGGAGGACGTTGCTGTGATTGCATTACAGTTTGCATATATTGTTGCACTTCTGCTTGCACGTCATCAGGCTCATTCTGCATATCGCGGCTTAAGTTTGCCATCAATTGCGGGATTTGTGAAGGTGCAGTTTTACCAGCAGCCATTGTTGCGGGTTTTACACTTTGTGCCAGCCAATCCACAAACTTAGGATTTGTCATCAATTTAGCAGTAGCTCTAGCTCCAGTCATTGCACCGATTAATGTAGTGGCTGTTGCGAAATTACCAAGCAAAGCTTGCTCCATCAAGGCCGCACTACCTGCGACTGCGTATTGAACAGGTGTCCAGCCAGTCTTTGTGATTGACTCATTTGCCATGGCTGAAGCTTTAGCGATAGTATCCATATCGGTACGTAATTTACCGTCTTGACCTGAGAACATGGCTCGCTTAGCTTTAGGGTCCATATTTTCCCAGTTTTTAATGAACGTCTCGGTAGAGAAGTCTGCATCAGGTTTAGGACGACCCATACGATCAATAAAGGTGGATTTCACAATATCACGTTCCGCTGGTGTCAATGACTTGAGAACGGTGTTGATTGTAGTAGCACCTTGTTTCATCTTGGTAGGATTAGTCGCAGCTTGATAGATTTCTTCGCTAGGCTTATTGG